GCAAACCCTCTGGCATCAAAGCAACTGAATCAGATTATTGGTTTCACAATCTTTGTATTGGAGACAATGAATATTGTACACTTGTTTTTAAGACTGATGTTCTTAGAACTATTGTTGATAAACTTGATACATTTAGAACTGTATCTGGTGGAGACCATAACGCAAGTCAAATGTACTTAGTTAATTTACAAAAGCTTTTCTCATCTGATGTGATTAAAGCATTTAAGGAGTTTGAAGATGGCAAAAAAGAAAACAGTTGATACAGTTGTAGAAGATATTTACTCTACTATTTCAGCCTTAACCAAAGGCCAGGATATAAAACTAACCGATAAAGACTTAAAAGTATTTGGTGAAGACATGGCTGATGCCTTAAAACAATGGGCAACACCAAGAGGTGCAGATAAAATTAATATTAATACTCTTCGTATGTCTAACATCGGTAAACCTCAACGACAGTTGTGGTATGATATGAACTTAAAGAAAGAAGGAATCACTGAGTTTGAACCTAGTACTTTGATTAAGTTTTTATACGGACACTTGTTAGAAGTATTGGTTTTATTTTTCGTTAAACTATCTGGACATAAGCTAGACTCACAACAAAAAGAAGTATCAGTTAGTGGTATCAAAGGTCACATGGATTGTAAGATAGATGGTGAAGTAGTAGATGTAAAGACTGCTTCTGGTTTTGCTTTTAAGAAATTTAAAGATGGTACTCTTGTAGAGTCAGATACCTTTGGATACTTAGCCCAACTTGCTGGGTATGAAGAAGCTGAACAAACATCTAAAGGTGGGTTCTTGGTTTTAAATAAAGAATCCGGAGAGCTAACTTTATTTAAACCAGAAGAGTTAGATAAACCTAACATCAAAGATAAAATTAAAACAGTCAAGAAAATTATTAAAAGAAAAACACCACCTATCTTTTGTTATGACCCTGTTCCAGAAGGTAAGAGTGGTAATATGAAACTTGCAAGAGAATGTAATTGGTGTCCTTACAAACATGAGTGTCATAAAGAATCAAATGATGGTCAAGGCTTACGAGTTTTTGAATATGCTAAAGGGCCAGTTTACTTTACTGATGTACAAAAAGTTCCAAATGTTCAGGAGATACTATGAATGGTAGAAAAGCAAAAGCAATTAGAAAAAAATCTTTAGTCTTATTAGTTGATTGGGTTAAGACTTTAATCCCAGAAGAAGAAGCAAACAAACTTACATTACAACAAGCTTATGATTTAGTTCCAAAAGAAACACATGTTTTTGCCAATGGTAAATTTATGTTATCATCATTTTCTTTGAAATGGATTATTCAAAAAATTAAAAAATTAATTAAAACTAAAAACTTAAACGACATAACTGTCAAGGACTTAACAAATGAAATCTGATTTAGAAAAAGCAATCATAGCTATGGGTGAAGTATTAAAAGAAGAAGGTGAATCACTAGATGGTTTTGATAACCAAACACTACAAAACTTATCAACCTTGTTAGCTGCACATGTTGAAGACAAACTAGATAGGGTAGTTCACTAATGCCTAAGAGAGTACCAAGAAAACCCAGACCTAAAAAGGTTAATGTTCCTAAAGGCTATGATAGTACATGGGAATATAATATACACCAAACAATTTTAAAAGATTGGGCACATCACTTTGAAGCTATCAAATATATTATTGACAAAAAATATGAAGTAGATTTTGTTAAAACATTTCAAGATAAAACTATTTTACTAGAAGCTAAAGGCCGGTTCTGGGACCACGCTGAGTATAGTAAATATGTTTGGATTAGAAAAGCTTTACCAGAACATATGGAGTTAGTCTTCTTATTTCAAAAGCCTTTCTCTCCTATGCCAGGAGCCAAGGTAAGAAAGGATGGAACAAAACGAACCCATGCTGAGTGGGCTGAAACAAATAATTTTAGATGGTACAGTGAAGATACACTACCGGATGATTGGAGAAGTGATGAGCTATAAATTTAACGAAGGATATATACTACAAGAACTTAAAGCATACATTGATGGTACATATAATGAACACTATGCTTCTGATAAATACCAAGCAACAGATATAATTGTTGACTCTGGACATGGGGAAGGTTTTTGTATTGGAAATATTATGAAGTACGCTAAACGCTACGGAAATAAAGAAGGAAAGAACAGAAAAGATATATTAAAAATATTACACTATGGTATAATTATGTTAAACATACACGACATGGAAACAAACAATGATTGAAAATAAAACAGGAATTAAAGAATACCTCGGTATTAAAATTAATTACAGTAATGAAACTCTACTAGATAAGTTTAGTCTTGACACAGTAAAAGATAGATACTTATGGGATAAAGAAACACATGCACAAGAAGCATTTGCTAGAGCAGCAGTCTTCGGAGCAACTTACAAAGGGCATACAGATTTTGAATTAGCTCAAAGATTGTATCACTATGCTTCTAACCTTTGGTTTATGTTCTCAACACCGATACTTTCTAACGGAGGAACAACAAGAGGTCTTCCTATTAGTTGTTTTTTAAATTATGTTGGAGATTCAATTGATGAGTTAACTGACCACTTTAAAGAAAACGCAAACCTCGCAAGTTCTGGTGGTGGCATTGGTGGATATTGGGGAGATATTAGAAGTAATGGTATTTCTACTTCTAGAGGAAGTAAATCTACAGGCTCTATTCCTTTTATGCATGTCGTTGATGCAGAAATGTTAGCCTTTAATCAAGGAACAACAAGACGTGGTAGTTATGCAGCGTATACAAATATTTCTCATCCGGAGATTGAAGAGTTTATTAACATGCGTAAAGAATCTGGTGGTGATATCAATCGAAAGAATCTTAATCTTCACAACGGTATCAACATTACCAATGAGTTTTTAAAAGCTGTTGAAGAAGATGCAGACTTTAGATTGATAGACCCTAAAACTAATGAAGCTGTTAAGATAGTAAAAGCTAGAGACTTATGGTGGCAAATATTAAACGCTAGGGCAGAAACAGGTGAACCTTACATGGTTAATATAGATACATGTAATGAAGCTTTACCTAAAAACCAAAAAGATTTAGGTTTGGAAATCAAGCAGAGCAATCTTTGTTCTGAGATTACTCTTCCTACAAACGAAGAAAGAACAGCAGTATGTTGTTTATCTTCAGTAAACTTAGAACACTTTGATGATTGGTCAGAGAATCCAATGTTTATAGATGATTTAATAACCATGTTAGATAATGTACTTCAACACTACATTGATAACGCTATTGATACAGATAATTTAGGAGAATACAATGCAAATTTTAAAAGGTTCAAAAAAAATATTAAAGAAGGTAAAAAAAGTTTTACTAAATCTGCCTACTCTGCTTACAGAGAAAGGTCGTTGGGTCTCGGTGCGATGGGCTTCCATGCGTATCTCCAATCACGCAACATACCTTTTGAAGGTATCTATGCTACAGGGTTTAATTACAAAGCTTTTAAACACATTAAAAAACACGCAGTGGAAGCAACTAGACGACTTGCTGATGAACGTGGTGAGTCACCTGATATCAACGGTAGTGGCTCTCGTAATGCTCATTTACTCGCTGTTGCACCTAACGCTTCTTCTAGTATTATTTGTGGTGGTACATCTCCTTCGATTGAGCCCTATCGTGCTAACGTTTATACGCACAAAACTCTCAGTGGTTCTTTCCAAGTTAAAAATAAATACTTAGAAGAGTTACTGCAAGATAAAGGAATAAAAAAACAAGAGTTGGTAGATGTTTGGAAAGACATTGCAGCTCATGAAGGTTCAGTACAGCATCTTGATATATTAACTGATGAAGAAAAAGAAGTATTTAAAACTGCTAATGAGATAGACCAGATATGGATTGTAGAACATGCAGCTAAACGTCAAGAGTTTATATGTCAATCGCAGTCTGTTAATCTTTTTTTTACACTTCCAAGTGCAACTGAGTCACAAGAAGTTCATGATGAATACATGCAGTACGTTAGTGATGTTCATTGGTATGGGATGAACAAACTTAAATCTTTATACTACTTCCGGTCTAACGCTGCTCGTAGTGTAGAAAATGTAAATCTTAAAGTTCAGCGTATTAAATTAGATGATGCTGAATGTATCGCATGTGAGGGATAAATGAAACAATCAGAATTTGATAAGGTGTTTAGTCAGAAGTTTTCTGGCTTTACAAGTAGGATGTGGTTAGATTATTGTGATGAAAATAATAATCCATTCGCAAAAACAAAAGATTACGCAGGATACGTAATTGAAAATTTTAAATATTTAGTTAAGAAATTTAACAAGGAGAACATATGAGCTTACTACACCCAAGAGACTACTACAAACCTTTTGAATACCCATGGATGTACGAGTATTACAAGTTACAAAATCAAATGCACTGGATGCCAGAGTCAACACCATTACATACAGATGTAAAAGATTGGCAAGATATTACAGATTCAGAACGACATTTATTGACACAAATATTCAGATTGTTTACTCAATCAGATGTTGATGTGGGTGCAGGTTATATTGACAAGTACATGCCTTTGTTTAAAAAACCTGAAGCAAGAATGATGATGAGTTCTTTTGCTAACATGGAATCAATACATCAAGATGCTTATAGTTTGCTTCTTGATACAGTTGGTATGCCTGAGATAGAGTATAAAGCTTTCTCAGAGTATGAAGAAATGGCTAACAAACATGATTATGTTGGAGATTTCAAACCTCTTAAGTCTGATAAAAAAACTATTGCTAAAACTTTAGCAGTCTATTCAGCTTTTACAGAAGGACTACAGTTGTTTAGTAGCTTTGCAATCTTGTTAAACTTCCCAAGGTTTGGTAAGATGAAAGGTATGGGACAGATAGTTACCTATTCAATTAAAGATGAGTCTATGCACGTTGAAGCCATGACTAAATTGTTCAGAGAGTTTATTAAAGAAAACATAGAAATATGGACCGATGATTTTAAAGGAGAACTCTACCAAATTTGTAGAGAAATGGTAGAGTTAGAAGATAAATTCTTGGATTTAGTTTTTGAAATGGGAGACCTTGAGGGTCTAACAAAAAAAGATATGTATGCTTACAACAGATACATAGCTGATAGAAGATTGTTACAGCTCGGTCTTAAAACAAATTATGACCAACGTGAGAATCCTTTAGAATGGATAGACGAAGTAATGGGTGTAGAGCATCAAAACTTTTTTGAGGGCCGGGCAACTTCTTATATGAAGGCTGGGTTAAGAGGTAGACAAGATAAAATAACTTTTTCAAAATTGGAGAGTAATAATGGTTAATAAAAATGAAGCAAACTTAGTAAGCTTTAAAGTTTTGTTGACACGAGATAATAAAATAGTAACTGAATTTAGTATGTTACCCCTCGAAATGGTGGATGAAATATTTCCACTAGACGAGAGAGATGTAATTAAATCTATATTAAGAAACGGAAAGTATAAACTTTCTGACTTACATAACTTCTTTCAAAGAGAGTTAAACGTTTTAAAGTAACTGTTTTATTTCTTAACTAAACTACCACCAAAGTACATACCTATAATTGCTGATACAAGGTTTGTATCTAGTTGTGTTATTACCAAGCCTTGAAAGGTTACCCATTGAAATACATCTCTACCATCTGTAAAAAATAAAAACCCCGGTTGAAATAATGTGTATCCTACTGTTACATCTACATCTGGATAGTAAACAGCTACCAGTTTAGGTAGTATAACGATTGCAAAGATTGCAGATAATGCTATGACACGTCTTGTCCATTGAAAGCCTTTATCTTGTACGTTCCTTGCAGACTCTACAGCTTTAAGTTGGAACTCGCCCCTTGTAATCAACATCTTCTGCTCATCTTGTTTAGCCTTCATACGTTGAGACCATAGACTTAATAAACTACTAAGAAGAGTTGAGCCAAGCATTGTTATAATTTCAAAGGGGAACATATTATGTATCTATTGTTAAAGTTGATTCAAGTAAATCGTTAACAGAGTCTATTAAATATTTAGGAACATTAGCCCCTAATATATTATCTTCGTTATGTGCAATCATAAAAGATTCTATTAAGTCCTCGTATAAGGGCCGGAAGTCTTCACGTTTTAACCAAGGTTCGTTACATCTTGTACGGGCTTTACAGTCTATACGATATGCTGTGTCTAGTTGTTTTTCTGTGTATAAAAGCATTATTATTTTAGTTTATCTCTTTCAGCTTCAAGGTAACGTTTATAATTTGTTCGTTGTTCGGGTGTCATTCTTTCTATTTGTCTTGCTCTATCTGCATATTCTCGTTCATCAAAAACGTCATGAATATAATCATGTTGTTGGTCTACACTTGCATAAGTATCAAACAAATTACCACCAGTAGTTTTGTAAACTGCAGCATCTACTCCTCTAGCCAATCTTGTTAAAGGATTACTTCTATCAGATTGCATTCCTCTATGCATATACTCATGTGGCTCTGTAATTTTTTTCATTGAGTTGTCTTTAGTCGATGCTAATAATAACTCATCGTCTTTTGGCATGTATGCTCCAAGAATAGCAGGACTATCTTCGTCAAACTGTCCTAAAGATTTATCTTTTACTGAGTATTTAGTGTTAAAAACAGCAGAGTCTGGGTCAGTTGCTCTATAAATTTTTGGTCTTGTACCGTACTCATCTATACCTTCTCTACCTCTTATTTCAAAACGGTCATTAGTTACTACACGTGGGTCATATTCTGGGTCTCCACCATGAAACCCTCTACCTTGTGGGTCATTTCTTAAAGCAGCTTCACTCATTTTTTCAGCATCTATTTCTTTCTTTAAACTAGTTCCTTCTTTTATAGGTAAATATATTTTTCCATTTTTTTTAATATAATTTTTTAATACTGAAGTAACATTACTAGGTAAATAACGTAAATCTTTTTCTAAAACAAAATTAGATTGTGTTTCAAATAATTTTACTTCTTCACTTAATTTTTGAGCTCTCTTGTTTCTATCTTGTAAATTTCTTAAATGAGCTTTTTCAGCCACACCATCATTTGGATTTTTTTTGTAGTCGCCATAAGTTCCTGGTTTTAACCATTTATTGTTAATAGCTTCAGTAATTTGTTGAGTTGTTCCTGTTTCAAAAAGTTTTCTTAAAGTGTCTAAGTTACCGCTACCAATATGATTTCTCATTTTACTTTTAGAATTCATAATAGTATCTAAAAAATAATCTAGATTAGATTCATTAGAATCTTTTAAATTATTATCTTTTAAAAATTGTTGATATCCGTTTTTATGTGCTTTTGTTGTAAGTTGGAACAACCCTTTACCTAGTTTACTATTGCCTACTTCTTGTTGTTTGTAACTAAAAGTACCTTCATAAGGTAATCCTTTGCTTTTTTGTATGGCTGTTTCCTTATCTATGTTAGCCATAATTCCAACAATAGCTTCAGTTCTTAAACCCTTTTCTTTTAAATGATTATAAATATCTAATTTGTTTTCTTGTACACTGTGTTTACCACCATGTACAAAGCCTAA